TATTGTAGAACAAATCAATCCAGATTTCGAGTTGGTCTTTATGGGTCTTAATGGAATGACCATAAGTGAAGAACTTGATATGGATATAAAGAAGATCAATAGTTTCCAGACTATAAATGAGATTCGCGAAAAGTGGGGTCTTGAACCTCTCGAGTTTGGCGATATGCCTGAGAATAGTATTTACTATCAAGCCAAGCAGGCTGCTACAATGAATCAACAGCAACAAGGAATGGGAATGATGGAAGGCGGTGAAGAACAAAATCCTTTTGCTGAATATGAAGAAGAATCGTACGATGAAACTGCGGATGAAGAATATAGTGAAGAGGAGAATCCCTATGACGCTTACAAAGCACACGAAAATACATTATTAAAAGCATTTGAAAATTATTTAACACAAGAAGAATATGGAAGTAACTAAGAAAACAGCACCAGTGGTGCAATTATTAGGAACTAATTATCTGCCTGAGCCGTATGTAGATGAAACTGGAATTACAGATGGTGAGGGTGTAATTTATTATGGATGGGCTCCGTTGGGTGTTGATGAGGGTGAAAATGGTTGGAGATTAATGCGTAAGACCATCAATAATGGTGTAACAAAGTGCGAATATCCTAATGGCAGCATGGAATTTGATTTCAATTGGGAAGATCGCGCAAATTACGATTACGGGAGATAAAGATTATGAGTCTTACAAAAAACATAGGACAGGTATCTGGCTTGTTCATTGGAACACAGCCGCCATCAAATCAAACATTAATATGGTTTGATAGCACCCCAGCCATAAGAGCACATAAGGTATATAACACAGCGTTGTCTGCGTGGGTCATGCTGGACAATACTGTCATAAGTAATATAACTTACTCCGAGTTGGCAGGAATCGCTTCTGGTGCTGGTTTAACACAAGGTGCGTGGTATAAGATTACAGATCGTGGAAACGCATTAGCATTAGCCATAACATCTACAAAGATACAATATGTTGATTTAAACGGCAATTTTATAATTGATGATTTGGTTGCAAGTGCTATCTATGTTGTTAACAGCAACAATCTTTACATAGATGAACAACAAGGTGTTTGGGATGCGCAAAACCATCAACTCAAGTTCAATTTCACACAAGTAACTCTGGATGCGGATAGTGGTACAGATTTTGTATATGGTAGAAGAACTCGTTTGGGTGTAACCACTTTTGTAAAGTACACTCTGCAATCGTTGGTGTCAGCCGTTACGGGAAATTCTATAACATGGAACCAAGGCTTGTATTTTAACTTTTTGTCGGAATTGGCTTCTCAAATGGATGTTGAAGGTGGTGTTGTAAGTAAGCATTATTTTGATACAAACTTTATGCAGATGCAGACATCTTACAACAATCTTGCAGATAGCATAAATGATATGTACACCGATATTCAAACAATGGTGCAGAATCTTACAACCAACCAAGCCATATATGATAAACAAATGCCTTATCAAATGGTGCCAGGAACTGCTGCTGAGATTCTTACTGGAGATACATTAGGTAATATTGTGCAAAAGTGTCAGCGTTGGTTTGACCAATTACGCTATTCTACAGGAATTGAGGTTGGTCCTAATTTTACACCTGCTGCTTCTGAGGGTTACATAAATAGTGCAGACGATGTTTTTGAGGCATTTCGTAAAGTACAAAAAGCGTTAAATAATCGTCAAGCAGCGATAAATGCTATAAACAGCATATTGAATCCATTTATAGAATCTTTTGAAAAAGTAGACGCTTTTAATGTGCATTTTTCTCATCCTTCTTCGGTAACAGATCCATTTCAAGTTGGTGCTTTTATTACATCTGGTGGAAAGTTATTTATGCAGGTGAATGGATATAGGAATTTCTATTCTAATAATTCTCAATGCAATATGTTAGGTAGTATTCCAATGAGCGAGGGTTATAAATTACCAGGAAATAATCAAACTAATATTGTTGGATTTGTAAGAAGAGTAAGTGGATATACAAACATCAGTGTTCAAATTTTAATAAGAAATGAAGTAACAACAACACAATCATTTTCTTATAATTTAGTTAATGCTGAGATATATGGTGTTAATGTTTTACCTTATCTAAGTAGTACAACACCATCAATAGGAAGCGCAACTTACAATGCGAGTATAATAAATTTTGATTTTATAGGTTTGCCAACAACTTGGAATTTCGCTAATAGTAGAGGAATAGTTTTAACATTAGATACAACAATTTAAAAAATAATACAATGGATAATTTCAGTTTTGAAGAATTACAGCGTCGTCGCGTTGCAAATTTGCAATCCCAATTCACCAACGCTGAAGAATTACAAAAGGGTGAAGATGATGAAATGGAAAAGGCTCGTCATGGTACTTATGCCGATACTGCTCAGAATCGTAGACTTAATCGTGTAGGACAGGAATACGGACATAAGGCTAAAGAAAAACAGCCGTCAGGACAGAGCACTAAGAAAACCGAGGAAGTGTCAGGCAAGGGTGGTAAAACTGTCGCAGATCATGCTGCAGACACAGATAGCGAGGTTTTACAGAAAGTAGTTGACGATCCCAAGGCAAAACCTGAACTCAAAGAAGCAGCACAAGCAGAATTGAAAAAGCGTGGTGAGGTTGGTGAAGACAATACAGAAAAAGAAAGTTCAGAAGAGAATGAGAAAAATAGAAAAAATGATTCTCAAGAAGTAGAAGAAGACGAAGAAGTGAAAGAATATTATGAAGGTGCTAATGAAAATCAAAGAAAAATCTTAAAAAGAGAAGCAAAAATAGCAAAATCTTCTGTTATAAACTATGCACAAGGTTCTAAGGAATTAGATTGGTTTATGAATGATAATAAAAAATATTTTCAAGATGTTTTAGAAAGATATCATGCAGAAGATGTGGACGATTTAATGATTAGAGCAGAAGAAATGGAATCAAATGGAAAAGATGGTTATGGTTGGTATGATAAAGTATACATTAAATGTATGAAGAAAATACCTGCAGAAAAATATGTGAGATTTCAACAAGAAACTTATGGTTATTAAATTGTAAAGCCATGTTTGAAGAACTTAATAACAGAAGAAAAGTAGTTGAGTGCAATATAGCCAAAGGATTTGGCATAGATGATGCCGATTTGGATTTCGAAAAGGCATTAGAAGATGAACTTGAAAAAGGTCGTGCAAAGAAACAATTTAGTATTGGTGACACCTTTACACGCCACGGAATTACCTACAAATGTACAGGAATAAGTCCTAACACTGGTCGTCCAACATGGAGTAAGGTAAAAGACGGAGAAGGTAGTAAACAGGAACAACCAGAACAAAAGTCTGGATCTGGTTATGGAAAGAAAATTCCTGATGAACAACAAAAACCTAAAAAACTTTCAGAGTTAAAGCGTGGAGACACTGTTGCTCTTATAATGGAGCGTTACAATCCACAATTAGGTAATTATGTTACAATAAAAAAAGTGCAAATTGAAGGTACAACTTCTAAATCCTTTAAGGTTGATTACATGAAATTTGATAAAGAAACAGGAGAAAGAAGCGATAAGAGTTCTTCTGTTTATGGCAGTAGTACACATTACATCTTACTTCCAGAAGAAGTCAATACTCATATTAAAGATGGCAAATGGAAGGGAGATCGTATAAGTGGTGGAAATCCGTTTGAAGATGAGTAAACAACATAAACACGAGTTAATAAAGAGTCCATTTCCAGTTGTAAACCAATATGAAAGCGAGTTTGTAAGGGAATGGAATAATAACACTGCCAAGGCGGTTGCTGATTTGCTGAAGTATTTGGCAACAGCAACCGCTGCTGCTATTAAGGATGGCGGTGAACAAGTAAAACAAGAAGTGCAAGAATTATGATTTTCAACCAACAACAAATACAGGACCTTCTTTCTATATTGCAGCGATATCAACTTACATTTATTGCCCAGCAATTGGGTGTGGACTATCTTACAGTCAATGATAAGGCTATATTGTTAGCAGCAGGAATAGATGTAGACAAGTTCAAGAACAAAAAAGGTATAATAGAATATGCGTTTTTGTTTGGAATGTTAGCAGACGCAATAGGCGATAAGCGTGCGAAGAACATGTCATTTGCTGATTTCAAGAAATTTGTTGCATCTAAGAATTTTATACCGCTTACAGAAACAGAGGAATTTGCATTAGAGCAGTTGAAGAATCGTGCATACACCGATATTACTAATTTAGGTGCTCGCATGCGCACTGGAGTAAGTAATGCTGTAATTCGTAACAACCAGCAGCAAGCCAAATTTGTTGCGGATGTTATAAAGAAGAGAGCAATTAAGGCTGTAGAATTACGCAGCGGTGCCCGTGCGTTGGCTGCAGACTTGGCTCGTACAACAAAGGATTGGGAGGTAGATTGGCTGCGTATAGCGTATTATCTCACCCACGAAGCGTTTAATATGGGTCGTGCTCAAGAAATAATAAAAGAACATGGCTACGATGCAGAAGTGTATTTCGATGTCTACGAGGGAGCGTGTGAGAGGTGCCGTGAACTTTATTTAGTGGATCCAGAAAATACAGATAGCGAGCCTAAAATCTTTAAATTAGAAGAAATTATACAGAATGGAAATAATATAGGTCGTAAAAAGGAAGATTGGCTACCTACTATCGCTCCTACACACCCATATTGCCGTTGTACTATAAACTATAAAGAGAAGAATATGGAATGGGATGCTGAGTTGCGTGCATTTACAAAGCCTAAGAAATATGTTAGTAAGAATCCGAAGTTGCAGGGTGTTAAACTTAATATAA